TCCACGAACCGCGCCTCATTATTGCCGCAGCGTGTACGGCGGGGTCGGCCTGCCCCCTATAGTATTCGTCATACGCCACCGCCGGATACCGGCGCTGACCGGAGGCGTCATTGAAGCCGTTGTCTATGTCCCAAGCGAACCAGATGACCGCGGTGCAGTTCCAGCCTGGATCCATACCATACGAGCGCGGCCAGTGCGACGGAATGTCGAATGGCTCTATCTTCATCACGTCTTCGGGGATCGGGTAGATCGCTCCGGTGCCGTGGCCCGGGATGCCGGACTTACGTGCCTGCAGCTGCCACGACGGGACACCCGCGAGGATCTGCTTCTTCTCTCGCTCGCCGAGGTGTGGGACATCATCCATGTCTAAAAATATCGCGGCTCTCGACATTAGGCGTTCTCAATGTACGTTTCATCGACAACTACCTCTTCCTCTTCGCCCATATCCCACGCCGCGGCCGGCACAGAGTCGGGCTCGGGCGACAGGTCGGGCATGAACGTGATCATCAGGTCCGAGACCCCGAGCAGCGGCGTCTCTGTGAGGACCAGCGTCCCGTTCGCCTCCCCGGGGACGGTGCTCATGAGTCGGAGCAGGCACTCAGTGTAGATTTCGAGTTTTGGCTCTTCGTCCAAGTGAATACGATGCTGGCGCGTACCCTGGAACGCTTCGCGCCCCTGGTCATACGATTTAAATTGCAGCGTCGAGATCCCGCCGGACACGTGTCTGATAAAAACTGACTCAAAAGCGTCAGCTAGACCGTGCTTCACCGTTCTCCGCACCAGTAAATCTCCCGGGATCATCCCGGTACCGTACGCCTGCTCATGGCCCGGCTTCCCGCAAAATTTATCCTGCAAAATGTCGCGTGTGTTCTTCGCGGTGTCCGTCGCGACCCACATGTCTATGGGGTGCGTGTAGCGACGGCCCGGCCACCAGTCCGGGTAGAGCCCGGTCAGATGAAGAACGTCAGCAAAGCACCCGCAGTGCGTCTTTCCAGTTCGGTTACCGCCAAAAAGCGCGATCTCGTCGTCGGTTTTCTCCAACGCGAAGAACTGCATCTGCTTCGGGTAGTGTTTTCTCCCGAGAGGGCAATTTTTGAGGGCGTGGTGGTCACTCGGGTCCTGAAACCAGGTCACTATTTGGGTCTGGTCCTGCGTCCGCGCTCTCTGCTCCAGCCAACTCAGCAGCTTCATCTGCTCCGACAGGCTCAATCTCCCGGTACTCTGCTTCGACAGCATCTCTTTCAGGCTCGTCGGGAGCGGAGAGTAGACCCTGTCTATCAAATCTTGATAGGAGGTGGGTAATTTGCGCATTTATCTGGTCCGCATTGAGAGTTTGCTTGACGTTGAGATCCATCTTCAGGTTCTCACCGAACTTTTCCGGGAAAAAGTTCGCCGCGATGCGCCCTAGCATGCGCGCGTCGCCCTTGGTAGCGGCCGCGGAGGCTGCGTGGTCGAACACGGACCGTGCTATGTGCGCGGCGTCGTCAAAATCTCGTTGAAAATCTCCATTCGCGGACAGCTCCTTGTGGAACTGCACGTTAGTGGCACCCACTGATCGTAGCGCCCCCTTCATATCCGCCGTGTTGGCGTACGTGATGAGGAACGCGCGTCGCTTCTCGTCTGTCCAGTCAAAATCTTCGGTCACGCTCAGCGTCCGGGTGACACCGATGCTCTCTTCTAGGCGGTTCACTGCGTCCCTAAAGGTCGTGTTCCAGCTCAAGATCGCTAGAAACTCAGACTCGCTGCGCCCGCACGCATCAGCCGCGAGCGCGAAGTCTTTCAGCTCCGCGTACTTCGCCAAAAAATTCTTCTCACCAGCGCTAGGCACCGGAGGGCCGGCAGGCGCTGTATTCTTCTGCGTGTAGTTACGCCTGCGCGCTTCCTCAAGCTCAGGCACTCCCTTGCCATAGACCGGCACCTGGCCGCGCTCGACGCGTTGGCAATCAACACATATGCTTCCGTTCGCGACGTAGCGTGCGGCCCGGTGCCCGGTAACGCACAGCTCGCCAGTCCAGAAGTGCTTCCAGCCACGCGCCTTCGCCTCTGCAAGAGAAACGAAGCGTGTCGGCATATAGTTGTACATGTCCGGCCGACCATCGCGCAGGGGCGCGACCGTCTCCGGCTTGATCTTGGGCCACTTACCCCAGGGGGTGCTCGGTGCGCCGGGGGTCTTCGCCTTCGCGAGGCTCCCTAGCTGGTCATCGTCCGCTACGTTCTGTCCCATACGCTAGGCGCGATGCCAATCCTCGCTTCCTGACATAAAGTGTCCGTTCCGGTCGTAGCCCGCGGACTGCTGCCACATCAGGCATTCGTTCAGCGACTCGTCGGGGTCGACGGAGTAGATCGCCTTCTGCCAGATGAACGCAAGGTGCCCGATACCGGGGAACCCACAGCGGTCAAAGTCAACCAATGTCACGTTGCGGAAACTAAACTCCACGACGTCGCCCGGCTTCACCTGCATAGGGATGATCGCGCCGGACTCGTCGCCGTCCTCGAACCACAGCGTCTTGCCGGAGAGCTTCGACTTCGCGAACTTCATCACCTTCCCGCCGGGGCCGAGCACGGGCGGACCGTCGCTGATCTCCTGCTTGAAGGCTACCTTGCGCCGCTGGCGGCGGCCGTAGCCGACCGCGATCACAACGCCCTTGTTGATCTCAATGCCGGGCGTTGCCAGCGTCGGGTGTACGTAGGGGAGCACCTTCACGAGGACGCGGTCGCGGAGCACGCGAACTCGCTTACCGATTTCTTCTAACTCGGGGGTCAATATCACGATGCTATCACCGCATCAACATCAGTATCACGCATTAGGCGTATAGATTTTCCAACGCCATACTGACTGTCCATTCCCGCGGTGGCCGAGAAGGAGACGACGTCGCCGACGCGGCACTCCATAGGTGCTAATTCGCCGAGCGGCAACATACGGCCCGGCCCGACGGCGACAACCTCCCCTCGCAGTATTCTCTGCCAGTCCGGGAGCTTGATGACCCCCTCAGCTTTATCAAGGAGCGCCACCGCGATCAGATCGTCAAGCAGCTTCTGACTAAAATCTATCTTCGACATACGTACCTCACATACGATTTAAAAGGTTGCCGTGATTCCCTGACGAGGCGGCCGCCCCATTGTCAGAACCGCTCACGGCGGGCGCAACACTTTTTAGGTGTTGGAGGTTCTTTAATACGCGAAGCCGCTCACCGTAGCTATGGCGCACAGCTCAATGATCGCGATGATCGAGGTAGACGTGAACGGCTGACCGGTCACGGAGTCGGTGGCGGTGAACTGCATCCCGACCTGGCACAGCTGCGAGCCGATGTACGGGAACGTCATCTGCCACGCGGAGGCGAGGACCTGCATGTACATCGTCGCCGCGAAGGCGGGGTACGTGAAGGGTGACCCGACGGTGCCGATGGCGCCGGCCGGGTTCAGGGTGATGGGCGTGCTCGCCATCGCGACGGTGGCGCTTGAGATGTCGTCGATCTCCAGCGCTATCGATATCGGTACGACCGGCGTGTTCGTGTGGTCGACGAACTGCAGGTCGAAAAAAATGTCTGTGTTCGGGTACGCCTTGACGTTGGCGTACGGCAGGATCGGGGTACCCTGGAGGTACCTGTTACCTATCTGTGGCACGCGTCAGTTCCTGAAGCTGATGTTCAAGCCTACGAAGAAACCTATCACGATACCGACCGCTAGCCCTGCGAAGAACATGTTACCTCCACGAGCGGTCCATTCGGATGCCGCAGTAGCACATGCCGAACCGGATCTGTGTGACGATTATCATCGCATCTTCTTGAACGACCGCTCGCCGCTCATACCCTTAAATTCGCGCGGCGACTTGCCCGAGAGCACGTGCTTCGCGCGTTCATGCGCGGCGTTGCACTCTTTCGTGGTGATGTGGCCGGAGACCCAGTCTTCGGTGGCGCGACGCACGGTGTGCTTCGCGCTCTCGCGCATCAGCTTCTTGTCCGTCGGGGGCGGGGGTGCCTTGCTTGACGCCAGCTCACCGTGCTGCTGCTCGGGCTCCGTCACGGACTTCTCGCCCTTCGATTTCTTGGCGCGCTTCTTGTCCTGACCCTTCGGGGTCTTGCTGATGCCGAGGATAGCCCCGAGCATCGGTGCGATGTCAGCCACCACAACCTCCTTGTCCGCCCGTGATCTCCACGTAGGCAGGCGTAGCTATCAAGCCGCTCGCTATGAACTGCAGCCAGGCGCCGATGCCGTCGATGTAC